CGCTTCCCAACCGTTGAGGATGCAGAGCCATACGCCAAGAACCCAACCGGGCTTGCTGGCAAGGTTTACGCTGGCCGCATGGGTAACGAGAATGAAGCGCAAGCGAGCCTATACATTGGCCGTGGGTTTCTCCAGCTCACCGGGCGCAACAACTACCGCTCATTTGCATCTGACATGGGCGTGCCAAAGGTTATGACTGACCCAGACTTGGTTGCCGACGAATACGCATTTGAGACTGCGCTGTGGTTTTTCGAGAAGAATGGCTTGTTTAAGATTGCCGATGAGGGCGTGACGGATGACGCCATCAAGCGCATAACGCGCCGCGTGAATGGCGGTTATCACGGGCTGGATGATCGAAGCAACCAGAGCAAAAAAATCCACACTTGGCTTATGGCCTAGTCTAGCTAGGTTAGCTAAGTTGCGCGTCCAAGATCAGAAGGCCAGCGCGGCGGTGGGAAGAGCGGGCGAGCATTTAGCACTCGCCCGGCTTTCGCTTGCTGGTTATCTATGCACCCTGTGCCAGATCAGAGACCACGATGCGTATATACAGACGGATGCACGCACGCTCACATTGCAGGTAAAGAGCGCCAGTAAAACACACGGAACAAGCCAAAGGTACAAATTCCACACAGCAAAGAAGAGCGGGCAAAGGTCAGACGTTTATGCCTTTGTCGCGGTGGATCTGGATGCTGTAGTTTTTCGCCGGGGCGACGAAGTTCTCAAGGCAACAACATATGTACCAGAGGCAGAATTTCTAAACGAAAGCCAGTCGATGCAAAAAACTTTGGACAGCTTTAAATAGTATCTTGCGGGTCGGCGTCGGTTTGATTACAAAGTTTGAGTTGTTGGCTATCATCAACAAGATAAATCGACTTACCACGGGAATGGTGGTTGTTTAGCCTAGGATGACGTTGCTACCAAAAAAGCGCCAAACTTTTACACTATCAACGGCCACCCACACGATTTCTAAAATATAATCCCCACCATAGCCATCAGGCCAGCGCCAGCGACGAAGCCAAAGATGGCTCCAATCAGACCGGCTGCGTTTATCATGCGCTCCATTTCCTTATCTTCCATTATTACTCATCCTCAAACCTGTTAGACAGCGCCTTGATCGGCTGCTTGCTAAATACCCAACGCCATTGGCGCTTGGTGTAGCCCGGCACTTCAACAAAGTCACGCACCCGGTATATCTTGTCAGCCTCCCACATCTTTTTGAGATAACTTGACGTGCGCGGCACGCTATCGCCCAGAATCTCTGCGGCCTCTGCGGCAGTCACGCGCTGGTCATAAGGTATGAGCGAGAACAGGCGGTTGCCTTGGTCAATGCTGTGCTGTTTGCTCGCCTCAGCCGCGCGGTGCATAGATGGTGCCATTGTGGTGGGCCTACGCGGGCCAGACGGCAGCGGGTCACGTTTGCGCTGTTTATACATGAGCGTTTCAAACTCCCACAGGCAATGCCCGTATGTAATCTCAAAGCGTTCATGCTTGTCGGTGACGCCTTCTAGTTTTGCCTTCAGTCGCGCGGCGGCGTCTTTTGCATCTCGCGCTTTAGCACGTCGATTAGCGCTTGCTGCTCTTCCAGACGCTGCTTCAAGTTTGGCCTCATCGCCGTCTTCTGCTCCGCCAGCATTATGCTCGTTATTCTCTCGAGCCTTTTTATAATAATCTGAGTTTGGTCCGTATTCACGTTTTTTCCTTTCTAGCTTTATGTTTGCCGCTGAGCATATGCGATGTATTGTTGATGGTGATACGCGCAATAATTCAGCAGCTTCATTTTGAGACATACCTTGATCCGCACAGGCAAGGACGTGGCGGGTGAGGGCTTCTGGGTCGTATTTCATTCGTCTTCCTCCAGCGGCTCGATCTGACCTTTTCCATTGCAGTTGTCGCAATCCTGCACTTCCGTGTCAAAGTCGCCATGCCAGGTCGCACTCTGGCGCACCCAGACCTCGCGCCAAACTTGGCCATTGCCATCGCACTCAGGGCAATCAATTAGCTTGCTCATATCAAGTCTCCACAAAATCAGAGGCGTTCATAGCCCACAAGATGAAATTAGGCTTGGTTAAACCAACGCGGTTATAGACAGCAGCCTTGGCAATGCGTCCGGCAGTAAAATTTCGCTGGGCTGAGTTGCCTGCTGTTTTGCTGTCGATGCTGAGATAGTCGGCAATTTCAGCGGTCGTGCAGTATTTCGTCTCACTGATGTAAGCAAAGACAGCCTTGTCTAGCTTTTGCGGTGATATTGGCTCTGGCTCTGGCTCTGGCAGCTTGATGACCTCTCCAGTGGTCTCCGGCTGCGGGACTTTAACTCCGTTTTCAATCTTGATTGCCATCCAGGGTGTAGAGCTGGCCTTGTCGGAATAGTTAGGAATCAGGACGGCATTGATGCTGTCGCCAGCCTTCACATCATGATCGTCAACAACGCCAGCAGGGATAAAGACGCCCTCTGCGCTTTCTATGTCATACGCAAAGCAAAAGCCGTTGAAGTGGACATTGGTTATGATGATTGATTTAGTGTGCATTACAGTGTTCCTTTGATTAGTAGTGGCAAAGCAAATAGGGCGATGAGAAAAGCAATCTCGCCAGCGATTTCAAATTTACGTTTCATAGTTGTTTCCTTTGTTTGAGTGGGGAGCCGCAGCTCCCCGTGTTGATTAGATTTCCAAAATGCTCACAATGTGCTTTGGCAATGTTCCCATCGCATCACACTTTTGGCGAGCTTGGGCTTTAGCTTCGGAAATTGTGTATCCGATACCTTTGATGGTCAAACCGTTGAATGTTGAAACTGTAAACTCGATCATGTCGATGCCCTTTTCCTTTTGTTTCTGTCTATACAATCACACTAATCCTTAAATCATCCTATGTAAACACCTAATTTGCACTTGCACTGAATTTTTTTAGGATGTAACGTCCTATCATATTCACACTGGAGGGTGACATGAAGAAAGAGAGTCGAGTGGTTTTAACCGAGGCGCAGCATGAGGCGCTGACGTTGGCCGCAGAGCGTGCTGGCATGGCGCTGGCTACGTTTATTAGGTCGGCAGCACTGACCGCAGCGGCCAACGTCGGCATTCACGCCGAGCAGCCGCGAGCCGACTAATGGTTAACGGGCGCAACAAGGGCGCAAATTTTGAACGCGAGACAGCCAACGCCTTGCGCGACGAACTTGGCATATCCTTTAAGCGAGACCTTGAGCAATACCGATCTGGCTCTCACGCTGACCTCTTGCCAGACGATCCGGCATTCCCGTTTACTCTAGAGCTGAAACGCTACAAGGACGGGCCAATCGGAGGTGCGCCTGCATGGTGGGAGCAAGTCAAAGTGGCTGCCGAGCGTGAGCAAAAGATGCCGTGCCTGATTTACAAGTACGACCGCAAGCCGATGCGATGCGTGATCCCGTTGGCTGCGTTGACTGATTGCGATCACGATTACACGGCGGAGGTCGATTTTGAAACCTTCTGCTATATTGCTAGGGAGAAAATACAATGACTGAAGATCAAATTAAATCCATAATAGCTTACGCAATTCAAGAATTTGCAAGCGAGTGGGCGCAACATGACAGCGGCCAGAATGTTGCTGACGCTATTGACTCACTCAACCGAAGAGACGGCAACATAGTCGGCATCGCCAATGGCTTGCACCGATGCGGCTCGGCTTTAGAGAGCATTGCGAACACATATAGACGCGAGCTGGAAATGAAGATGGACGGTGAAATCCAATGATGGTCCCCGCCGACAAACTATCCAACAGCGAATACCACGCCAAGAAAGACTACACATCGTCGTCTGACGTTAAGATGGTCCACAGCAAGTCGCTGGCGCATTGGAAGGCGAAGACATACAGCTCAAGCCCAGTATTCGATATGGGAACCGCAGTACACGCAATGGTGCTAGAAGAAGCAAAGGGCATCGTGCGCGGCCCAGAGACACGCCGAGGCAAGGCTTGGACGGAAGCCTATGAGGAAGCGCAGGCAAACGATCAAACCTTGCTGACCGCCGCAGACTATGATCTTGCGCGGAATATTGCCGATAGCGTGCTGTTTCATCCAGTGGGC